TAAAAATCACCAAAAACTGTGTTGCAAAAATGATTGAGGCATATCCAGAAACCTTTTACCATGACGCAGCAGTTAATAACCAGTTTTATCCTTTATATGAGTCGTATATTGATCCAGAAAAGAAATGGAAATACGGCGAGGACTTTTCGTTTTGTAAACGGTGGCGCGATATTGGCGGCCAAGTCTGGCTAGACCCAGAAATTAATATGGGCCACATTGGCAATAAAATCTTTGAAGGACACATTGGAAATTGGCTTAAAAGTAGGATAATTGAACAAACCCAACCATAAGGATTAATCATGGATTCTCTAAAAATTCTTTCCCCAACATATCGTTTAGACCTTACAACTTCTGCGTCAGCTGCGCTGCAACTTATTCCCGATACGCCAACTCGCGCATTTCGCGTGGCCATCCTAAATACAGGAACTGGAACCGCAGCGATTACCTTTGGAACAACTGATTCCAATATGGCAACTCCAGCAATTGCAGCATCTGGCAGCAGCGGCTCGTTTATCTTGGCTCCAAGTATGTTTTTGCCAATTTTGATTGACTGCCCCGCGCCCAACTTTTACATTAAGGGTATTTCTTCTGGAACTAATTCGCTATATTTGACATTAGTAGCCACCGAATAAGGGATTTACCATGTCCAACGACACCGCAAAGACTATAACAACCAATATAGTGCCGGTCCAAGGGACTTTTGAGCCCTTGCCGCCGTATGAGTGCATCAACTTAATTGGCCCTGCAGGAACCCCGTTTTATGCCCCTGTAAACCCCAATTTAGACGGTGTAAACATCACCAACAGCACGATTAACAGCACGACCATCGGGGTAACAACTCCGGCTGCGGGCGCGTTTACTACTGCAAGCTCAACTAATCAACCAGTAGGAAACAACGATTTAACAACTAAACTGTATGTTGACTCTTTGGCCCTTGGCATTTCTTGGAAACAGCCAGTAAATGCTGCCACAACGGCCAACATTACCCTGTCTGGTGCGCAAACAATTGATACTGTTTCAGTTGTTGCTGGTGACCGAGTTTTGGTAAAAGACCAAAGTACCCAATCTGAAAATGGTATTTACATTGTTGGAACGCCTTGGACTCGATCACCAGATGCAAACGCATGGGACGAGTTGGTTTCGGCTTTGGTGTTTGTGGAAAGTGGCGGTCAAGCAGGCTCTGCTTGGTATTGCCCAGTTCAACCTGGCGGAACCCTTGGGGTTACAGCAGTTACTTGGAATAATTTTTCGGTTGGTGGCGTTTATTTTGCTGGAACCGGATTAAATCTATCCGGCGGCAATACATTCAACATCACAAATACTGGCGTGACAGCTGCAACATATGGCTCGGCATCCGCAGTTCCGGTTATTGCAGTTAACCAACAAGGCCAGATTACTAGCGCAAGCAATACGAATATTGCTATTGCTGGCAGCCAAATCACAAGCGGAACCATTGATTCTGCAAGGATTAGCGGTGATTATTCAGGAATTACTGGGGTTGGCACATTAACCAATTTAACGGTTTCCAACACAATTACTGGCTCAATTTCTGGCAACGCGGCAACTGCAACTAATGCAACAAATGCAGCAACTGCAACCAATTTAGCTGGCGGCGCAACAGGCAGCTTGCCATATCAGAGCAGCGCAGGAACAACAACTTTTGTAGGAATCGGCTCAACCGGCCAAATATTGACAGTTTCTGGCGGTGTCCCAACCTGGGCCGCGCCCTCAGCAACTGGAGATGTTGTGGGGCCAGCATCATCTACCGATAACGCAATTGCTCGATTTGATAGCACTACTGGCAAAGTTATTCAAAACTCTGGCATTACTCTATCTGACGCAAATGCCTTGCAAAATGTTAATGAGATTAACTTTGACATTACCCCGGCAAGTGTTGTCGGTGGCGCTGGATCATTGTCTTGGAATAGTGACGATAACACCAAAACCTTGCAATTAATTGGCAACAACGATGTACCAATTAAAGTTGGCGAAGAAAACTATTACAGAATTAAAGCATCGTCTGCAATTACCAAAGGCCAAGTATTAATGTTTACTGGCACTTTGGGCTCGTCTGGTGGCCTGACAGCAGCGCCAGCAACGGGATTAACTGCTGCCACCGGTAACTATATTTTAGGTGTTGCTAAAGAAAGTGGAATTACTAACGATTGGATTTATGTTCAAGAGTTCGGCGAGGTTAAAGGCATTAATACCAGCGGATCAACTGCTAGTGAGACTTGGGTAAACGGCGATATTCTGTATTACAACCCTGCTGTTACTGGCGGATTGACAAAAAATGTGCCAACTGCGCCAAACGCCAAGGTTCAAGTAGCTGCAGTTGTCCATGCAAATGCAAGCAATGGAATCTTATTTGTAAGGCCAACTTTTGAGCCAAGGCTAAATGATTTATCTAATGTGTTTGCTATATCTCCATCTGACGGTGATGTAATCGTTTGGGATAACGGCGATTCTCGCTGGGAAAATAGAGCGCAATCGTCATTGACTGCTGGATCAGCAACCAACCTTTCTGGCGGCGCAACTGGCTCTTTGCCTTACCAATCAAGCGCAGGAACGACAACATTCTTGCCTGCGGGAACAGATGGCCAGGTCTTAAAACTTGCCAGCGGTGTCCCATCCTGGTCAAGCGACACATCTGGCGTCACGATTACCGATGACACTACAACGAATGCAACCCGTTACATTACTTTTTCAAACCTCACAACTGGTAACGAAACCACACTAGATGTCTCGTCAACCAAGCTGCAATTTAATCCATCTACTGGAACTTTAACTGCTACTGCTTTTAGCGGATCAGGCGCAAGTCTAACCTCTTTAAATGCAAGCAACATATCTAGCGGTACTGTAGCGGTGGGCAATGGAGGAACAGGCCAAACAAGTTATACAAATGGTCAGTTATTAATTGGAAACACCACAGGAAATACCCTTACAAAAGCAACATTAACTGCCGGCACCGGAATTAGCATTACAAATGGTGCTGGATCAATAACAATCACCAACACAAATGTTCCCTATTCTGCAGATTATGTAATTGTTGCTGGTGGCGGTGGTGGCGGTGCAAATACAGGCGGTGGCGGTGGTGCTGGTGGTTATCTATCAGGAACTACTCAAATTGTGCCAGGATTTACTTATTCCGTTACTGTTGGTGGCGGTGGAGCAGGAGGCTCAAGCACAGCAGCAGGGACTAATGGATCTGATTCGGTTGCTCTTTCATTAACTGCTCTTGGTGGCGGTGGTGGCGGTGGTAGTGCATCACCAGCAGGAAAATCAGGCGGTTCAGGTGGAGCAAGTGGCGATTCAACAACTGTTGGATCAGGAACAACCGGACAAGGAAATAATGGCGGTAGTGGTTCAGGCGGATATCCAAGTGGTAGAGGTGGTGGTGGTGGTGCAAGTGCTGTAGGCGCTGATAGATCAGGTGCAAATGGCGGTAATGGTGGCGCAGGAACTGCATCATCAATAACTGGATCATCCGTAACTAGGGCCGGCGGTGGCGGTGGATTTGGAGAATATCGCGCTGGCGGAACTGCCGGAAGCGGTGGCGCTGGCGGCGGCGGTGCTGGTAGAGCAGCTTCAGGAGGAACTGCAACTGCTGGAACAGCAAACACAGGCGGTGGTGGTGGTGGCGGTGGAACTTATTCTGGAAATGGCGGAGCTGGTGGTTCAGGAGTTGTCATTATTTCTGTTCCAACTGCCAAATACACAGGAACCACAACTGGTTCGCCAACTGTTACTACAAACGGCTCTAATACCGTTATGCAATTTAATTCTTCAGGGAGTTACACAGCATGAGTCATTTTGCTAAAGTTGTTGATGGAAAAGTGGTTAAAGTTATTGTTGCAGAACAAGAATTTTTTAATACTTTTGTAGACACAAGTCCTGGTCAATGGATACAAACATCCTATAACACCTATGGAAATCAACATACACAAGGCGGAACACCATTGCGTGGAAACTTTGCTGGAATTGGTTACATTTATGATTATGAAAATGATGTTTTTTATCCGCCTCAACCCCACCCAAGTTCTGTATTAAATAAAGAAACATGGACCTGGGACACAATTCAGACAACGGAGTTATAAAAAATGGCATATCCAAAAATTGATATTGGTCATGTGGCAAATGTTTTTATTCGCATGATGACTTTTGAAAAAGCTGGAGATGTAGAAAATGGTCATACTCATGAATTTGACCATGTGACATTGTTGTCAAAAGGCAGCTTAAAAATTGTTTGCGATGGTAAAGAAACAACTTTTGTTGCCCCGCACATGATTTTTATTAATAAAGATAAACATCATGAATTAATTGCCTTAGAGGACGGAACTGTTGCCTGTTGCATACATGGAACCAGAAATAGCGATGGTGACATTATTGACCCGGCCTGCATCCCATAAATTAACAAATAATTATGATTAATTATGAATGGAAGATTTTAGAAACTGTCATTATTGATGAAGTTTTGAAATCAGTTAAATATTGGTGCAAGGCAGCAGACGGGACTCATTCTGTAGAGACAGAGGGTAACTGGAAAATGCGTAATCAGCACTTGGTAGATTCCAACACAACAGAACACCAGGTTGCGCATTGGCTTGATTTAGATGCTACCCAAAATGACAAACATCTCATAAAATACAGATTACAAGAGCAACTGGATGCGCTTAGTTCAGAAATAAAAACTAAACCGCCCTGGGCCGTGGACACATTTAAGGTGACGATATGACACAACCAATCGACATCATCTCTCGCGCCCTCAAAGATATTGGGGCTCTTGAGGCTGGTGAAACTCCCGCGCCTGCAGATGCGCAAGACGCATTCGATATGCTCAATGACATGATTGACCAATGGTCAAACGAGCAGATGATGGTCTTTTATAAGACTGAGATTATTTTTACCTTAACTCCAGGTCAAACCCAATATACGATTGGCCCCGGTGGCCAGATCAACGGCACAATTACCGGCTCGATTTCTGGCACAACTTTAACCGTTACAGATGTTTCCGATGGCGCTATTGCGTTAGGCATGACCCTTACTGGCTCTGGTGTAGCCAATGGAACCAAAATAACTGCGTTTAATTCTGGCGCGGGCGGGAATGTAAACTCGGATGGAACCTATACGGTCAACATCTCGCAAACAGTTGCCAGCACAACAATTAACGCCTATTACGAAAGACCGTTATCAATAAATTCTGCGTTTGTTAGGGTAAACACTAACTCTAATGGCCAACCTATTTTGAACGGTGGCCTAGACTATCCGGTGGCCATTCTTAACTTAGAAAATTACGAATTAATTGGCCTTAAAACCCTTAATGGTCCATGGCCCCGCGCCCTGTATTACCAGCCTGGCGAGACCCTAGGAACAGTTACCGTCTGGCCAAATCCATCCCAGGGTGAGATGCATATATTTGCCGATACCCTGTTTCAGCGCTTTACCTCAATCAATGACGAGATAATCATCCCTCAGGGCTACATAATGGCCCTTAGATGGTGTTTAGCCGAGCGTTTGATGCCGATGTATGGAAAAGCCAGCCAAACTCAAATACAGATGATTAATGGCTTTGCAAACCATGCAAAAGCAACCATTAAACGAACCAATATGAAACCGATGCAAGTGGCCCGTTTTGAGGATTCCTTGATTGTCGGTAAACGAGCAGATGCTGGCTGGATTCTTACTGGAGGCTTTTAATGCCAGATTTTGGATTTGTTGGCGCAGCTTACGAAGCGCCGTCCATCTATCAAGATGCCCAGGAATGCATCAATTTTTATCCTGAAATAGACCCTACTAAGCCCCAAGGCGATAGGGGCGTTATGGCGCTTTACCCAACTCCAGGGTTAGAAACTGTTGCTATTTTGCCAAATCAGGAAGAAGTGCGAGGCATTCGGACCTTATCCGGTGGCACCCAAGTCGTAACCGTTTGCGGTGATTTTGTGTATGTTATGGAATCCGATTACACACCCAAAATGATCGGCCAAATGAACACATCAACCGGATTAGTTGGAATTGTGGATAACGGGGTCAATGTGTATATCGTGGACGATTCCTATCGTTACACTTGGTTTATCTCCAATCCATCGAATGCTATTTTTACCGGATCAATTTCCAGCACAACCTTAACTGTTACATCGGTTTTAAGTGGAACCATTGCAGTTGGCCAGGCAATATTTGGAAATAATATTTCACAAAACACGGTCATTACTGCGCTAGGAACTGGCTCTGGCGGGGTTGGAACTTATACAGTCAGCAACTCACAAACCACAGCGTCAACCTCTATAAACTCGGTTGCATCGCCAGCGATTGTTACTGGCTCTATATCTGGAACAACTTTGACCGTTTCTGCGGTTACTAGCGGAACTTTAAAAATTGGCCAAACCATAGAGGGCTCTGGCGTAACCGATGGCACCATCATTACGGCTTTTGGCACGGGATCAGGGGGCGCTGGAACTTACACGGTCAGCGCATCGCAGACGGTTAGCAGCACTACCATTTATGCCCTGAACTGGACCATATTGCCAGCTAATGACGGCCCGTTTGAGGGTGGCGGCACGGTTGATATTACCGACAATTATTTTGTCTATAACAAACCAAACTCGCAGCTGTGGGCATCATCTGACCTATTAAGCCCAATTACAGACCCGTTATCTTTTGCTAGTAAAGATGGCTCACCAGATGACCTTGTGTCAATTATTGTGGACCGCCGCGAAGTTTATTTACTCGGCGAGATGTCCTCCGAAGTCTGGATTAATTCGGGTGCCGTGCCATTTCCGTTTACTCGCATTCCAGGCACATCCACCCAGCAAGGTATTGCGGCGCAATATTCCATGTCCAGAATGGGCAACTCGTTTGCATATGTGTCAAAAAACAATCGCGGCGAGGCTATGGTGGTGCGCATGAATGGGTATTTTCCAGAAAGAATATCCACCCATGCGGTTGAAACAACTTTAGTTAATCAGAATGTTTCGGATGCCTTGGCCTGGACCTATCAATTAGAGGGCCATGAGGTATATGTTGTTACTTTTCCAAGTATTGGCAATAATGGCCTGACATGGGCATATGACAACACCACAGGCCTCTGGCATAAGTGGCTTTATCGTAATAATGAGAATGAATTTGAGCGTCATCGTGGCAACTGCTGCGCATTCTTTAATCAACAAGTATTGGTTGGTGATTACGAAAACGGCAAGATTTATCAGTTAGGCCGTAATTTTTACACTGATGACGGCCAGCCAATCCGCAGGATTCGTAGGGCTCCCCACATCACATCGGATTTACAACGCCAGTATTTCCATGAGTTGCAGATTCAATTCCAGCCTGGCGTTGGTTTATCTACCGGCCAAGGGCAAGACCCCCAGGCTATGTTGCGCTGGTCTAATGACGGCGGATCAACCTGGTCTAATGAATATTGGACAAGCATCGGAAAACAAGGAAAATACCAGAATCGCGCCATATGGAGGCGGTTAGGATGGTCCAGAGATAAAGTGTTTGAGGTATCAATTTCTGACCCAGTTAAGGCGGTTATTGTTTCAGCAAATCTTAAAGCAGAGGCTGGAGAAAACTAATGTCTACCCCGCAAAATCAACGGCTGCCAACAAGTCCTTTAGTAGACCAAACAGGCCGGCCAACCCGTGCCTGGCAGTTATTTTTATTAAACCTTTTAAATTTTTCTAGCGCATCTACAGCTACCGCTGGATCAGCTACCTTGCCTGCTAACCCAGAGGGATTTATTGAGGTAACCGTAAACGGCGAATCTAAAAGAATCCCGTATTACAACTTATAAATATGTCAAATACTGAGCCAACAATTATTGTTAGAAAAGCCACAGAGGCCGATTTGCCGGCATATCTGCAACTTAGCGCCGACTTTCATGCTGCGTCACCTATGCAAAGGGTTTGCCAATTTGAGCCAGAGGGATTTAAAGGATTTGTAGTATCTGCCATGAATAACCCAGATATTTGCATATTGGCGGCTGAACTTAATGGCGAAATCGTAGGCATTACAGGGGGGATTGTCTACCCTTTGTATTTTTCGCCATCCCACAAAGTTGCACAAGAATTATGGTGGTGGCTAACTCCTGCGGCCAGGGGCTCTGGAGTTGGTAATAAGATGTTTAAGCATTTACAATTGTGGTCAAAGGAACGCGGAGCAAAAACCATTTTTATGATTGCGCTAGAGGACGAAAGAGCGGAAAAAATGGAAAAAGTTTACTGTCGGGCAGGCTTTGAGCCGATGGAGCGTACATTTATGAAGGGGATCGAATAATGGCCGTAGGAACAGGAACCGCGATAGCGATAGGAGCAGGCGCTGGCTTAATTGGCGCAAAAATGACTGCCGATGCATCCAAATCGGCTGCGCGAACTCAAGCAGATGCAGCAAACCGCGCCATGGACCAAGAGCGGGCCATGTATGAGCGATCAAGAGAAGATTTGGCCCCATACCGCGAAACTGGTTACACCGCCCTGAAAGACATCGAGCGGATGAAACCCTTTTTATTGGGTAGATTTAACCAGCCTTATCAATACATTCCTCACACAACCGAAGGGACAACAACGGGTGTAACACCGCCACCAACTCCTGGAGCGCTGCCATCCAATTATCAAGCTGCTAGAGCAGCTTTTGAACAACAGCAACAAGCAGAGGCCGAAAGAAGAATTGCTGCTGGCGAATTAGCGCCACCATCATTAACTGTTACTGGTAAAGACCAATTTGGCCAAGACTTTAATTTAGCAGCAGATGCCGATGCATTTAATCAGTTTTATAACCAAAATTACAGAACTGCAGCGCCAGAAGGTGGCGCAGAAATGGTGCCAATTAGTGGCCCAAGAAGTCCGTTTGAAGAATACTTAGACCCAAGTATGGCATTTAGAATGCGTCTTGGCACACAAGCGACTGAGCGTTTAGCAAATATTGGAGGCGGCGCAATCAGCGGCAATACAATGCGCGCCCTTACTGATTACGGTCAAAATCTAGCATCCACAGAATATGGCAATGCGTTTAATCGTTTTCAGACTGAACGCGGAAACATTTATAACACTTTGGCAAATATTGCTGGCATGGGTCAGAGTGCGGTTAATACTGGTGTAAATGCTGGTCAAAATTTTGCAGCACAGCAAACTGGCTTAATTACTGGTCAAGCAGCTGCACTAGGCGCTGGAAATGTGGGCGCGGCTAACGCATATGCTGGAGCCCTTGGTAATGTAGGAAATATGGCGCTCTTATCATCTCTTATGAGAGCCCCAGGCGCAAATCCAGCGGTTACAACACCAGCATCAACTGCAATGGCACCAAATCCATATCAACAGTTTGCTATGCCTACTAATGCATAAGGAATCATCATGGCAATTAATATAAAACCAGACATTTCTTTAAGCGCAAAACCACCAGCAGTAATGAGTTTGCCAGACATTGTTAGTTTGGCCCGTGGTGCGCAGGCATATCAACGCGAAAAAGAAATATTTCCTGAATTAGTTCAGCAGGCACAAATTCAAACCCGCACCGCAGCAACTGGAGAAAAGTCTGCTGCATTTACATTTGATCAAAAGCAAAGCGATGCCATCATGAATATTGTTGGCGGTTATAGAAACGATCCAAGAGTTGTTTCTGGTGATCCAAATAAAGCAATTGATGCGCTAACAGAAATTAAAGCAAAAGCAAGAAACCTAGGCATTCCTCCTGCGGTTGTAGAAAAAATTGCGTCAACTGCAACTCAGATTGCAATTAATGACCCAAAAAATCTACCCCAACCCGCGCCCACAGGCGTTACGCCAGCGGATATGACAGCGCCAATCCAGCCAAAACCAGCAGCCCCAACAACTGCACCGGCAGCAGCGCCAACCGTAACGCCCACCGCTCAGATGGTGCAGCCAGATACTGGCCGTCTGCCTTTAACTTATCCCGTGCGTCAAGCCGGCGTCCCTTTTGCTGCGTTACCGCAAGAAGAAGCAGACCGCACCGCTGGAAGCAAATTTCGAGATGGTTTGGTACAGCGTCAGTCTGAACTGACCACCGCACGGCGCAATTTGCAAGAAGTAGTCAAGGGAGCGCAAGAAATTCAAGCAGATGCTTTATTTCCAGAAACAGGATTAAGCGGAAAAATCAAAAGATTATATTCAGATATTACTGGTGACCCGCAATATGCACAACTGTCAAAAGATTTGGCTAATGTGCAGATTTCTAACATTAAAGCAATTGGTGGTTCTCTTGACACAGTTAATGGACAACAATTAATACGCATGGCTAGTGGAGATGTGACATTCCCACCAGAGGTGCTGTTAAGTATTGCTCGGCGCGCTGATGCCGATATTACGAATTTAGATATGATGGCAACCGGATTGCAGCGCCACACCCAGAAATTTGGTGATGCGAATGCTAAACGATTCCAGCAGATGTGGTCATCAAACGCTGATTCCCGTATATTTGAAATTATGAATATTGCGCGCGATGTAAAAGATGCAAACAAGCGTAAAGAATTAACAGACAAATTGCTTGGCGATATGAATGAAGATCAGCGCAAAGACTTGTACCGAAAATACAATAACTTGATCAAACTAACCAATACGGGTGACTTGTAATGCAAGACATTGGCCAACTAATTTTAGGTGGCACAAAACCACCTCCCCAGCAAGGCGGTGATTTATTTCGTTTTGAAAATTTGCAGCCAAGTCAGGTGGAAATGGCGGTTAAACGGTTTACAGAAATGGGCCAAAACCCAAGACTTTTGGAAACCATTCTTACGAATCCTGAAAGATTCAATTCTTACCCATTAGAAATTCGTCAGCGATTCTTTGAGATGTCTACTGGCTCGCAGCCAATCATGGCTAAGTCATTTAATGAACCATCAACACAAGCATCCGCAGCGCAACCTACAACGCAGCCAACCATGCGCCAAACATCTGCGTGGTAAAGTTAAGGAAATGGGCGAAGCTGGCCCGTTAACTCAGTTTGGCCGCACCGCTGCTAGTTTCTATGACATGACGATTGGGAATATTGTCCCTGGGATTGTTGAGCCAGTAACTTATGCCGGAGCCCGTGCCATTGGTAAAACCCCAACAGAGGCAAAAGAAATTAGCACGGCAGCTGCAGCGCCGTTTGAGGGTGGAATGGGTAAGACTTTTGGTGTAACTGAAACCCCAGAATACCAAAGCGAGGCAACGCGCCGTCTGTTTAACTTTGTTGGTGAGAATTTTCAAAAGGGCGCGGCCTGGATTGCTGAAAAGACAGGATTGCCGGCTGCCGACATTGAAAACATGATGGGAACTGTGGCTGCCGGAGGTGGTGTAAAAGTGGCTCCATCAATTCAGCGCGGCGCGGTAAAAACTGCTGAAAAGGTAGAAACCGCTCTAGGAACTGCCGAGCCAAAATTACCAGAGGCCCCAAGAGTTGAGCCAACTGTTGGCAAACCAAAAGTAACTTATGCAGAGTTTCAGGCTCAATTACAAACTAAACAAGGTGCGCCAACTGGCACATTACCGCCTGCACCAAAAATTCAAACTCCAACGATGCCTGCGCCAACCAATACGCAGCCATTCCCAGAGGTTAAATACGCGCCTAAAGGCAAAGTAAATCTAGCAGAACAAGAGCAGCGCAAACAAATTTTGTCCCGTGTTGGCCTAGAAAATGCCCGCGAATCATCCATTTTGGGCGATGGATTTGCTGCTGCCAACGAGTTCCAGACCAGCAAAGTAGACGCGCCGGTAGGCCAGTTATATAGAGATACATTAGCTAACGAGCGAGCCACATTAGAAAACTTTGGTCAACGGATTATCGAACGCACCGGCGGAACTTTAGGACTTGATGAAACCGCTTTATATGACCGAGGCACACGGATTGCGCGCCCGTTTGATGACTTTAAAAATGTGCTGCAAACTCAAATGGATCAGGCCTACAATTCGTCCAAACAAATAGCCGGCACTAAGCCAGCCGTAATACCAAACGACATACAAAAATTCTTAGATACCAATTCTAACTTTACGGTAAACGACAGTTTTATGTCTTTGCGCCGTGGTATTGAATCGCATTTAAAAGAAAATGATTTGTTAGACGCAAACGGCAAAGTAAAGCCGATGACGGTAGAACAAGCCGAAGGATTGCGTAGATACATTAATTCCAACTGGAATAATGAGCGTTCTGGCATTATTGGCCGTCTTAAAGACAAGATTGATAATGATGTAACTAAAGTTGCTGGCGAAGATGTTTACAAAAAAGCCAGAGACATTCGCACCAAGATTGCTCGTTTATTAGACGATCCAAAAGGCGTGGCTAAGATTATGGATTACGATCCACAGTCACCCATGAATCGCGCCGTGCCATTTGAAAAGATTGCCTCAACTATTGAGCGGATGGATGTAGACCAGCAGCGACATTTAATTAAGCTGCTTAAAGAAATGCCAGACGAATTACGGCCTCAAGCAGATGCTGCAATAGCAGAAATTAAGGCACAATTTGCAAACCGTATATTGCAAGAAGGCTCTAAAAATAAAGGCCAATGGAACGCAGCTGCGATTACAAAATACCTAAACGATAACAACCGTAAACTAGGCGTTTTGATGGAAGACAAGGAAATTGCCCAGATGGTTAAAGACTTGCACGATGCCGGCCATCTTGTTAAATACGATGCATCTTATCCTGGCGCAGCAATACAAGCCCATAATTTAATTCGTTTGGGCGCGGCCCCATTACTTGGTACTGTCGGCACATCTGTTGGCGGTGCTGTAGGTGGGGCGCTTGGTGGTGTGCCTGGCGCTGGAGTTGGCGCAACTGTAGGCGGTATGTATGGCGCTAAAAAAGGTGTAGCGATGGCAGAAAAATCGGCATTAAAACGCGCCCAAAAAAAGATGATTCCTCTTAAAGATGTTGGTAAAGGACAATAATTATGGCAGTCAATCTCTCACCAATCGGCAACGGTTTTCAGTTTTTTAATAACGATGGCCTGCCTTTAAACGCCGGCAAAATCTACACTTATCAAGCTGGATCAACAACCCCGCTTGCTACTTATACTGACTCTAGCGGTCTAATTGCTAATACCAATCCTATTATTTTAGGAACAGACGGACGGCCACCATCGACAATTTGGTTAACCGAAGGGTTTTTTTACAAGTTTGTTTTAAAAGACTCATCCGATGTAACTATACAAACTTACGACAATTTATATGGAATTGTTAGCGCAACCCCCCCAGCTGCCACCCCAATTCCTGCGGGCGGAATATTATTGTGGTCAGGATCGATTGGCTCTATTCCTGCTGGCTATGTTTTGTGTAACGGCACAAACGGCACACCAGATTTGCGAGACCGATTTGTTGTAGGCGCTGGCTCATCTTACGCCGTAAACGCAACTGGTGGCTCTGCCGATGCTGTAGTTGTAACCCATACACACACAGCATCTGTAACCGATCCAGGCCATGTCCATTTCCAAACTTACGCACAAAATTTAGGATCAGGTTCGCTTGATGGATTCCAGTTAAATAGTGGCTTTACATCAAATACAAGCGCATCAACAATTAATACTCAATCAAAAGTTACTGGCATTTCTGTAACCAATGCAAACGCAGGCGTTAGCGGAACTAATGCTAATCTGCCCCCTTACTATGCGCTTTGCTACATTATGAAGACCTAATATGGAATGGCAAACAATTATTAATTTTGGATTAGGGTGCCTTGTTGCAGCAATTGGCTGGTTTGCTAGAGAAATCTGGGATTCGGTTAAAGAGTTGCGCCGAGACATCCACCAGATTGAAAAAGACTTACCAGAAATTTATGTGCGCCGTGATGATCTAAAAGAAGTAAGAGTTGAAATGGCCGCGCGGTTTGATAAGCTAGAAAGCATTATGTCATCGTTTTTTGATCGGTTAAACGATAAGGCAGATAAGTAATGGATGTGCCATATAACAACGGCAAAATTAAGATTGGCTCTAAGTATGATCTTAATCCGTTAAGGCCAAAATACATTGAAAGCGAGCAGGATATGCTGGAATTGCAAAGTTATTTGATTCAAGACCCGCGGATACTTAATAAACAGTATTGGGCAAAAAGAATCTATATCCTAATACTTTTGTTTGTTTCGGTTGTCATACTAATGGCCAATTAAATGTTAATGACCATTCTAAATATGTTTGCTTTATTTATCGCCTTTTTTGCGGTAATAACCTTTGCGGTATTTTTTAGTTTTTTCTTATTCATTATGTATGCCTGCATTTATATTGGGTGGAAAGAAATAAAAGGAATGCCAATCTCAGACATATTGCGGAAATTAAAAGATAAATGATGAGATATGGCAGACGAATTGGGGCTATCCGCTGGTGCCAAGGGCATTAGCGAAGGTTTAAAGACGGGCCGAGAGGCTGGTAGAGAGATTGGCAAGAACATCGAGGATGTTCAAAAAGAGGCAGTTGATGTAGCAAAGCAGCAAGCGCAGGCAAGGATTAGAGAGCGGCGCGAGGCAGAGTTAAAAAAAGAACGGGCAATTTACAAGGCCCTGGAAGAATATAAGCACCGGAAAAAGATTTCGGATGAGGAATACAA